AGGCTCACAACGTATGATTAAACTGAAGCATACAGGTGATATCGATGCTAAGATCCTTAGTCTTAAGGATGCACTAGAAGAGTGGAAGAATCACAAGACTGCATTCCGTGGTGCTGTTCAACAGTTGGGCAGAAAGCGATGGAATGCACAAGAGATTCAAACTTTCTGGATGGAATGTTATGAAATGTTCGAAGGTACTGTACCTACGGCACGTTCATCTTACACACAAGAGGAACATAACTCTAGAAAGAAAGCCATGACTACTATGCAAGGCTTTACTGAAACCTTTGATAAAGAGGTAAGAGAATTTAGAGGAGACAGTGCATGGCTTGCTGCTAACGCAGTAACCAACTGGCTGCAACACAAGAAGCGTAGAACAATCGAAGCTACCATTGCTAATAAACTTATTGGTGATGCGAGCCGAGACTCTACTCGTGTGATGCGAAAGGCACTGACCTTAGTATAAGCGGATGACACAGTGTCGTATGGTTACTCATAAGAACAACAGCATTTACTGTGCCGATATACTAGCATACGTGTGGTGGCGTTGACTTTTAGTCAGACGAGACACCCGAGTGATGGGCGTAACCCATCTACAATCTACGACACCCATTAAGACGGTAGGATTATCTAGTCAAAGTCCGAGAATCTTATTAACCCACAAAGGGGTGTCACAATCTACGGGGAGTAGTAGGCATATGAAGCAGCTACCGAAGTGATGAGGTGTACAAGGAAACATATTCACGCTACTACTCCCCGACAATTTAATGTGCGGAGCCACGGCTAGACGGGCTTTAATGAGATAATCTTGGCATCTCTAACGCACAATTTAATATAGTGTTACCTATCCTCTGAGCCCAAGTCGGTCAGCATTTGCTTCGGCATCTATCTTAACGGGGTCCTGTATTGGTTAACTTCGACACTGTGAATCGACCGCAATCGAAGAGGTAACAATATATATTATAAAAAGATCTGTTTTTTACTTGACAAACATGTTAACATGAGGTATAATATACGTATGGCAAAGAAAAAAAAGAGTGTATCTATAGAAACTAATGATCAGAATTTTGGTGGCACCTTTAACGCCCACAAAAACTGGAGAAAACTTAAGGCTAAGCATGAAAAGGATGCCGCACATAGGGCTAGAGGTGGCAACAGGATATGGAAGCCTGAAGTATATGAATCCTCTGCTGGTAAAGGGGATAGTACTAGGAGCAGAGATATACCTGATGAGATATATGATATCAACTGGGATCTTGCCTTTGGTAAGATAACCAAGGAAGAACATGTTAAACGTACACAGCAGTACTGGGAAGGTGTAGATGACGATATGGAATGATTTAACTGACGAAGGCAGAAGCAAACGAATAGACTTACAGGTATCTTATGAACAAGAGATGCTAGAGTATGGTCGGAGTAAGTATTGGGATGAGTATAACAGAGCACCTGATGAGGGTATACCTGAGCAAGAGCTTATGGATTCCAGTATTAAGGAGTTAAGAGATACATATCAAGAGTGGATAGATAATATATGCTCTTCAAACGGTACGCCTGGATGGATACCTCCTCTTCTAGAGCTAGGTGCACAGAAGATGGCTGATATAACTATCAGGGCTGTCATACGTACTTGGTTCTCTAGTTCTTATTGGGGTTATGATTGGCAGAATGATAAGATCGTTCCACCTCTAGCACAAACTATAGCTATACAGATAGCTCAGGATTCTAGTGATATTATAGCATTTCAAAGAGCTAAGAAATCTAATAGAGATAACTGGCTAAAGCAATCAAAGTTTATAAAGAACTGGACTACTAAGAGATGTAAAGCCTTTGCTAAGAAGATGGGTAAGGTTCATAAGCTTTCTGTTAAACAGAAGCATGACTATGGACACCACATGTTACGCATAGCTGCTACCAGTAATATAATAATCCTAACAAAACATAGAATAAAACGAGGTAGTACTTTCAAAAGCTATCTCAGTGTTGAGTTTCATCCTGATGTTCTCAGAGAGTTACACCAAAGGCATGAGTTCTTACAAGCAAGTACACTGGTCTACAGACCTATGATATCTAGACCAGAACTACACACACTAAAACATTCCGGCGGGTACATACACACAGAACTTAGGAAACCTTTGGTACAAAAATATAGGTCTAATTATTTTGGTGATTATGCTAAAGAACAGAAGTTTTCTCAGCCTTCTCAAGAGGTAGTAGACGGTATCAATATGCTGGCTGGTACTGAGTGGACTGTTAATACTTCTGTACTAGAGGTAATGGAAAACCTCTTTACCAACAACACAGGGCTAGCGAACCTACCAATGTACTCCTTTGAAGAGTTCATGTATAATGCACCCTACCCAAATGATGGGTCTAAAGAAGACCAAGCCAAATGGTGCCAAGCAAGGGAAGAAAAGTGGGGTCAGTGGTATAAGAATGAGCAAGGAAGAGGGCGCATGCTTATACGACTTAAGCTAGCTAAGGAGCTGATACCCCTTGATTACTTTTACCACTCATGGACTATGGACTTCCGAGGCAGGGCTTACCCAATATGTGAGTTACTTAGCCCACAATCATCTGATATTGATCGTGGTCTGATATGCTTTGCTACTGGTGTAGAGCTTACCCCTAGAGGTAGGTGGTGGCAGAAGGTACACTTAGCTAACTTATTTGATCAAGACAAACTGGGCTTTGAATCCAGGGTCAAGTGGGTTGATGATAATTGGGAGATGATAAATGAAATTGCAAAAGATCCTTATGAAAATAGAGAATGGATTGATAGCTCTGTCAAAAAGAATAAGTCCTTTCAGAGACTGGCTAGTATTTTTGATATTACTAGAACTGATAATCTTACATTTGTCCCAGTCCAGATAGATGGCAAGTGTAATGGCAACCAACACTGGTCTGCCATAGTAGGTGATACGCCTATAGCTAAGCTAACAGGTGTGCTACCTAGTAAAGAACCTAAAGATTTGTATCAGTTTGTGGCAGATAAAACTACTGACTACTGTTTAAAGGCACAAGATCCTAGCGGCTGGCTAGAACAGTTCATGGATCACTGGAATAATTCTATTGATAGAACAGTAACTAAAAGATCTACCATGTGTGAGCCTTATGGTATTACTTTCTATGGTATCCAAAGATATATTAAAGAAGAGGGTCACCTTAGTTGGGTACCTAAAGATAAGCTAGGCGGTGCTATAGTTGAATTGGCTAGAGCAATCAAAGCTAGTTTAGATACATCCTTAGGTGGACCCAACACAGGTAAACAATACCTTAAAGAAGTTGTTAGTATTGCCAATGATCTCAATAAACATGTAGAGTGGACTACCCCTAGTGGCTTTAAGGTTGTTCACTATTATAATAAACAACAGAAACGTAGGTCTCTTGCTACTTTGTTTAATGCTAAAGAGCTGACGTTTTATGTTAGGACAGATGATGTTAATATCAGGGCTGCATTACAAGCTATTAGCCCCAACTTTATTCATAGCATTGATGCAGCACATTTGTTTCTAACTATAATTAGAGTCGCGTTCTATGGTATAACAGACTTTAGTATGCTCCATGATTCATATGGATGTCATGCCAATTTTGTAGACCTAATGCGTAACTGTTTACGGGAGGAGTTTCTCGATATACATTCTGAAAATTTGTTAGAAAAATTTAGGGGCGAAGTTGAGAAACAATTAGGAGTAAAACTACCTGATCCTCCACCACGCGGGGAATTAGAACTGGAAACGGTTCTTAAATCAGAGTACTTTTTTGCATAGGAGTTAACACTATGGCACATTTAATTGTAAATAATGAAGGAGATATGGAAAGGGGACTAGCTTATGCACTTAAATTAGCTAAGGTTCCCAGTAGTTGTAAGAAAATGAGTATAACATTTGCTACTCAAGGAATGATGAAGGTTTTTATTACAAATCTTTTCGAAGACTTTGTAGAAAACCATATACCAAGTAATAATGGATTGGATTTAAACATGTATGTACCAACTGAAAGGGATATAGATGACTAAAGTATTAGTGATAGGAGACCTGCATCTCCCTGCTGAACGAGAGGATTACCTTGAGTTTTGTAGAGGGCTCAGGAAAAAGTATAAGACTACCGAGACTGTATTCATCGGTGATGTCTTAGATCACCATGCTATATCGTTCCATCAGAAACACCCTGATGCTGACTCAGCTTTAGCTGAGTATCACAGGTCGATGGAAAAGTTAAAGGCATGGAAGAGAGCATTTCCAAGTGCATCGGTTTGCATTGGGAATCATGATGAAAGAATACATAGACTAAGTTCTAGTGCTGGTATCCCAGCTATGTACCTAAAGGATTATAAAGATATCTTTGGTACACCAAGCTGGGATTGGGCATATGAACATATCATAGATGATGTGGCATATATCCACGGCACTGGAGCTAGTTCTGGTAATACACCAGCGTTTAACGCTGCAAAGGTTAGAGTACAGAGTACTGTCAGTGGACACGTACACTCTGCTGCTAGCATATGTTGGCTACAAGGTCCCAACGGTGATAAATTGTTTGGATTTAATGTACCTAATGGGGTTGACATAAGTCACACTTTGATGTATTATGCCAAGAACTTCTTAAAGAAGCCAGTCAACGGGGCTGGTGTAGTAATTGATGGACATCCTTACATGGAGATAATGTGATGCCAGATACAGAAGAAAGAGTATGGGTTCCTCTTGATGAACTCGAAAAGTATTTCGAAGGTATTGCTGCGACCCTTATGGGAGTCGTTGGTAATATCAACGCAACAATAGAAAAGATGCAAGAAAACGTTGAACAACAAAAAGGAGAAAACAATGATGACAACGAATAAGATACCTGCATTTACCACAGAGACGCATGACGTAGTGTGGTCACACTTACACGCACCTGATGATAAGTTTGGAGCTGACTCAGCTAACCATAATATCACAGTGCTTGTGGATGCACAGCTTCAGAAGAAGCTAGACAGCTTGCTTAAGGAAAGCGGTGCAACTAAGATTAATGGTATGAGAGAGAATGATGATGGTGATACTTTACTTAAGGTTAAGTCTAAGACTTTCGTTAAGAAAGGTGTAACCGCATTCCCTTGTCGTGATGCTAGTTCTAATAAGACAAGCGTTATTCCCTTTGGCGGTGATAAGGTTCGTCTACGTGTAGCACCTGCTGTACTTACAAGAGACAACTCAATGAGTCTATACCTTAATGGGTGTCAGATTATTGAGAAGAACAACGTTGGTGGTGGAGATGCTGGTGGCTTTGATGCTACTGAAGGTTTCGTTGATAACAGTACACCTACTGTTGAAAGTGACGACACCGATCTTCCTATCTGATGCCAGAGTGGGAGTTCCAAATTAGTCCGGTCGCTGCAAGTAGGCCCCGTCTATCTAGACGTGGTGCCTACTTGACTGGACCATACAAACAGTTTCGTAAGGACATGATTGATCTTGCTGAGGAAGTACTAGGTGACTGGGAACCCATGCTTGGATTACTTCATGTAGATATTGAGTTGTACATCAAGCAACCCAAGAAAACTAAACTAGATGTCCCAAGAGCAGACGTGGATAACTTTATTAAGGCAATATTAGACTCTCTTAATGGCTATCTATGGGAAGATGATCGTCAGATTAAATCTGTGTATGCTATTAAACAATGGGCACCTAAGAATCAAGATGGTTACTTTACTATAGGAGTAGACAAATGTTGATAGAAGAGTATGATGGTATTCTAATTGATGATGGTGATGGTGAATGAGTAAACTTAGCGGAGGACAGGAGAGATGATAAGACATGTGATGTATTTAACCCTACTAACTATAACACTAACTGGCTGCTCAATGTGGCAGAAAGTATTCACACCACCTGGTATTATAGATAAGGCTATGGAAACTATCGATTCACCTGTTGTTACGTGTAGCCCTATGCTCGGATGGCTTGGTGGGATCTGTACACTAAGTGGAATGGCTTTGCTTGTGCTTACTGGTGGACGAATGGGCTGGTACCCGCTGATAGGCGGAATTTTATTCGTTGTTTTAAACTATGCATTAGCTATGTATGCTAGTTGGTTCTTCCTACCCGTGGTGATTGCAACAGGTGCAATCTCATTAGCATGGGCAGGTAAAATAGTTATGAAAATTTTAAAGGAGAAAAGTAATGGTAGAAATATTTGATACAGTGGTTGGAACACTGTGCTACACAGCAGTAGTCTTTGTAGCAGGTGCTCTTATCGGTAACCCAATGTGGGTATGGATGAAAACTAAGATGCCGTGGGGTAAATAATGACCCAAGTATCTGAACGACTACAGTGTCCCGCCTGTGCTAATAACGGGCGGGATACTAGTAGAGACAATTTATGTGTATATGTGGATGGTGGCAAGCATTGCTTTGCTTGTGGCTACCACGAGAGTAAAGGAGGAATAGCCATGGAAACAAGTACTGTTCCTGATAAGAAACCAGGTCTTAAGTTTGTAACTGGAGAACTAAAAGGTCTATCAGATCGTAAGATTACTGAGAAGACTGCTAGGTTCTATGGTTACCAATCACTGATGAAGAACGGTGATCGTGTTGACATTGCTCCATTCTATAAGGATGGACAGGTGGTAGCACAGAAACTTCGTGGACCTAACAAAGCATTCCAATGGCGTGGTGATACAAACAAGGTATCCTTGTGGGGTCAACAGCTTTGGAAAAGTACTAAAGGTAAACGCCTAGTTATAACAGAAGGAGAGATAGACTGTATGTCTGTTGCTCAACTTCTAGAATGCAAGTGGCCCGTTGTCAGCCTCCCTAGTGGAGCTGCTGGTGCTGTACGTGCAATCAAAGATAACTTAGAGTTTATCTGTAGTTATGAAGAGGTTGTTCTTATGTTTGATATGGATGATCCTGGTCGTGAAGCAGCTAAGGCTGTGGCTGAGGTTCTACCCCCTGGAAAATGTAAGATAGCTACACTACCTTTCAAGGATGCTAATGAATGTCTTCTTAAGAATCAAGGCAAGGCAATCATACAAGCTATGTGGGAAGCACAACAATACTCACCCGATGAGATTGTTCATGTGTCTCAAATAGCTGATGTTACATCGTTGGATGAAGTTAGAGTATATCCTTTCCCCTTCGATTCTTTGTCTGAGTTCTTACTTGGACAACGAAGTGGAGAGATAACTCTATGGGCTAGTGGTACTGGTAGTGGTAAGTCTACCATTCTACGTGAGGTTATACACCATCACTTAGTAGAAGGACGTAGCGTTGGTGCTATCATGTTAGAAGAATCACCACAAGAAACTGTAGATGATATGGTATCATTGATTATCAATAAACCTGTCAGAGCTATTAGAGCTAAGCGTATTATGAATAAGCTTAGATCAGAGCTTGGCAAAGATCCTATCGCTATAGATATTATAGATGATTACACTGACGAAGAGTATGCAGATGCTAGAAAGAATCTTGAAGGTTCTTCCTTATATGTCTATGATCACTTAGGTAACTCTGGTTTAACTAACCTTTGTGCTAGGATTGAATTCATGGCTGTGTCCCTAGGTGTTGATGTAATCGTACTCGATCATATTACTGCTGCTGCTACTGGTCTACTAAGTTCTAGTACTGATTATGACGGCGGTAGTTCTGAACGACTACTGATTGATAACATTATGAAAGAGCTTAGAGCTTTAGTGTCTCGTACAGGTGTTCGTATTGATGTTGTATCTCAACTCAAGAAAACACACAAGGCTTACGAAGAAGGAGAACGTATAACTTTACAAGACTTACGTGGCTCTGGTTCTCTGTCTAGTGTACCTAATACTGTGATAGCTTTAGAAAGGGATCGACAGAATACTGATCCCAGGATTGCTAATACTACCGTGGTACGTGTACTCAAGAACAGACTGACCGGAAGGTCTGGTGTTGCTTCTTGTTTATACTATGAGCATGGCTCTGGTAGACTCAAGGAACTAAACTTCGCCTTTGATGATGATGGTACTATGATTAATGACTGGGATGGTATATGATTATAGTTACTGGAGCAGGTAGATGTGGCTCTAGCCTTATGATGCAAACCTTAAACTTGCTTGGGGTTTCCTTAATTGGGAACCCCGAGTCCAAGGTTAAGGAGCACTGTCTATGGGGTGGTTATCATAGAGGTGAATCTGTTGACATATATGTAACAGAAGAACAAGATAAAATAGCTAGGTCTTTAAATCCAAAAGGTTATTGGGAACTTGACGTGTATACCATAATAGATATTACTGTGGGTAAATATGATGGTGACATAGATGGTGCCGTTAAGATGATGGGTATTCTACCCCTTGAACTTGATAACACGAAGGTTGATAAGGTTATATATTGTAAACGTAAAGATGATTTCACACAAGCAGAGAGTATGTTTAAATTGGCACAGATAGATATGGAAATATCCGACGATAATAATTTAGAGAACTCTTTCGCTGACCAATACAAGGGCGTGGATGTATATGCCATGCACCTTAAGGTATTGTTAGCTAATGATATGACAGACAGTTGGTTAACTCGTGAGAATATTAATCATCATGTTGTTTACTTTGAAGACATGCTAGAGAATCCTAAAGAAATAATAAAAAATATTACTGAGTTTCTGGAGATAGATACTGATATCACCAAGGCTGTAAGTAATGTAGATAAAAGAAAGAAGGGCTAAATGAAATTAGTTTTTGATATAGAAGGTAATGGATTATCCGAACTCATTATCGAGAAGGACGTTGCCGTTATAGAAGCCACAAGAGTGTGGTGCATGTGTGCTATGGATGTAGATACAAAGAAAATGTATACATTCTTAGAACATGAGATAGAAGAAGGTGTTGAACTGTTAAGATCAGCCGACGTAATCATTGGACATAATATTATTCAATATGATATCCCTTTATTAGAAAGATTGTATGGTGAGATAGATACCAAGGCTTATGATACTTTAATTGTTGCTAGGCTTATGTATCCTGGTCAAAGATCTGACCACCCGTTTGGTGGCAACTCTCTTAGAGCTTGGGGTGAGTATCTAAAGTGTAGTAAGATTCAATATGACTTAGGTTTCAGTGAGTACCATCCTGACATGGTTAAGTACTGTAAGCAAGATGTTATTGTTACTGATAAAGTATTCAGCTATCAAATAAAGTCTGGCTTCCTAGAAGAATACCCCACCTCAATTAAACTAGAACACAGTGTAGCTAAAATTATAGCAGAACAAATGTGCAATGGTATTGGCTTTAATGTTGATGCTGCTGATAGATTAGAACATGACTTACTAATGGAAAAGGTTTTAATAGAGGATGAGATGTCTGAGATATTTCCTCCTATAACTGAAGAGCGTTGGTCTGATAAGACTGGTAAGAGATTAAAGGATAAGATTACACACTTCAATCCAGGCAGTAGAAAACAAATAGCCGAAAGATTATACAGCAAGTATGGATGGCGTGGTCCTAGAACAGATAAAGGTAATCCTAAGATTGATTCTGGGATACTTAAGAAACTTAAATACAACGAGGCAGTAGCACTGGTTAAATACTTTGACATAACTAAACTGCTTAGTCAATTATCCGATTGGATACTTAGGTCTACTAACTCTAGAGACAACCGTATACACGGCTATGTTAATACTCAAGGTACTGTTACGGGTAGGATGACAGCAAGTCAACCAAACTTACAACAAGTATCGGGAGATCCTAGAGCACGTTCGTTATTCGTTCCAAGAGATGGTTGGGTTCAAGTAGGCATAGATGCTTCTGGACTAGAGGCACGTCTATTAGCTAATCGTATGGCTAGGTGGGATAATGGTGACTATGGAGAGACTGTATTAAATGGAGATATACATACCGTTAATCAAATGGCTGCTGGATTACATACTAGGGATGACGCAAAGACTTTCTTCTACGCCTTAATCTATGGTGCTGGTGACGGTAAGATAGGTGAGATTGTAGGTAAGAAAGCTAAGGATGGTAGGGTTGTTAAGAATAAATTCCTTAAGAATATGCCAGCACTTAAGAACCTGTTAGATGATTGTCACTTCCAAGTAGCTAACAAGGGTACTATTACTCTACTAGATGGTAGAGAGGTACTCTGCAGAGCTAAGCACAAAGCATTGAATGTACAGATACAAGGTGACGGTGCTGTGGTAATGAAACGTTTCATTACCACAGCACCGTCACCTTGTATCTGTACATTCAATGCTTTGTGCTTAGCTCTGCAGAGTACCTCTCTACCATCTAGTAGAGTAATAGTACCCTTGTTAGCTACTTGGAAGTGACAATCATCTAACAGGTTCTTAAGTGCTGGCATATTCTTAAGGAATTTATTCTTAACAACCCTACCATCCTTAGCTTTCTTACCTACAATCTCACCTATCTTACCGTCACCAGCACCATAGATTAAGGCGTAGAAGAAAGTCTTTGCGTCATCCCTAGTATGTAATCCAGCAGCCATTTGATTAACGGTATGTATATCTCCATTTAATACAGTCTCTCCATAGTCACCATTATCCCACCTAGCCATACGATTAGCTAATAGACGTGCCTCTAGTCCAGAAGCATCTATGCCTACTTGAACCCAACCATCTCTTGGAACGAATAACGAACGTGCTCTAGGATCTCCCGATACTTGTTGTAAGTTTGGTTGACTTGCTGTCATCCTACCCGTAACAGTACCTTGAGTATTAACATAGCCGTGTATACGGTTGTCTCTAGAGTTAGTAGACCTAAGTATCCAATCGGATAATTGACTAAGCAGTTTAGTTATGTCAAAGTATTTAACCAGTGCTACTGCCTCGTTGTATTTAAGTTTCTTAAGTATCCCAGAATCAATCTTAGGATTACCTTTATCTGTTCTAGGACCACGCCATCCATACTTGCTGTATAATCTTTCGGCTATTTGTTTTCTACTGCCTGGATTGAAGTGTGTAATCTTATCCTTTAATCTCTTACCAGTCTTATCAGACCAACGCTCTTCAGTTATAGGAGGAAATATCTCAGACATCTCATCCTCTATTAAAACCTTTTCCATTAGTAAGTCATGTTCTAATCTATCAGCAGCATCAACATTAAAGCCAATACCATTGCACATTTGTTCTGCTATAATTTTAGCTACACTGTGTTCTAGTTTAATTGAGGTGGGGTATTCTTCTAGGAAGCCAGACTTTATTTGATAGCTGAATACTTTATCAGTAACAATAACATCTTGCTTACAGTACTTAACCATGTCAGGATGGTACTCACTGAAACCTAAGTCATATTGAATCTTACTACACTTTAGATACTCACCCCAAGCTCTAAGAGAGTTGCCACCAAACGGGTGGTCAGATCTTTGACCAGGATACATAAGCCTAGCAACAATTAAAGTATCATAAGCCTTGGTATCTATCTCACCATACAATCTTTCTAATAAAGGGATATCATATTGAATAATATTATGTCCAATGATTACGTCGGCTGATCTTAACAGTTCAACACCTTCTTCTATCTCATGTTCTAAGAATGTATACATTTTCTTTGTATCTACATCCATAGCACACATGCACCACACTCTTGTGGCTTCTATAACGGCAACGTCCTTCTCGATAATGAGTTCGGATAATCCATTACCTTCTATATCAAAAACTAATTTCATTTAGCCCTTCTTTCTTTTATCTACATTACTTACAGCCTTGGTGATATCAGTATCTATCTCCAGAAACTCAGTAATATTTTTTATTATTTCTTTAGGATTCTCTAGCATGTCTTCAAAGTAAACAACATGATGATTAATATTCTCACGAGTTAACCAACTGTCTGTCATATCATTAGCTAACAATACCTTAAGGTGCATGGCATATACATCCACGCCCTTGTATTGGTCAGCGAAAGAGTTCTCTAAATTATTATCGTCGGATATTTCCATATCTATCTGTGCCAATTTAAACATACTCTCTGCTTGTGTGAAATCATCTTTACGTTTACAATATATAACCTTATCAACCTTCGTGTTATCAAGTTCAAGGGGTAGAATACCCATCATCTTAACGGCACCATCTATGTCACCATCATATTTACCCACAGTAATATCTATTATGGTATACACGTCAAGTTCCCAATAACCTTTTGGATTTAAAGACCTAGCTATTTTATCTTGTTCTTCTGTTACATATATGTCAACAGATTCACCTCTATGATAACCACCCCATAGACAGTGCTCCTTAACCTTGGACTCGGGGTTCCCAATTAAGGAAACCCCAAGCAAGTTTAAGGTTTGCATCATAAGGCTAGAGCCACATCTACCTGCTCCAGTAACTATAATCATATACCATCCCAGTCATTAATCATAGTACCATCATCATCAAAGGCGAAGTTTAGTTCCTTGAGTCTACCAGAGCCATGCTCATAGTATAAACAAGAAGCAACACCAGACCTTCCGGTCAGTCTGTTCTTGAGTACACGTACCACGGTAGTATTAGCAATCCTGGGATCAGTATTCTGTCGATCCCTTTCTAAAGCTATCACAGTATTAGGTACACTAGACAGAGAACCAGAGCCACGTAAGTCTTGTAAAGTTATACGTTCTCCTTCTTCGTAAGCCTTGTGTGTTTTCTTGAGTTGAGATACAACATCAATACGAACACCTGTACGAGACACTAAAGCTCTAAGCTCTTTCATAATGTTATCAATCAGTAGTCGTTCAGAACTACCGCCGTCATAATCAGTACTAGAACTTAGTAGACCAGTAGCAGCAGCAGTAATATGATCGAGTACGATTACATCAACACCTAGGGACACAGCCATGAATTCAATCCTAGCACAAAGGTTAGTTAAACCAGAGTTACCTAAGTGATCATAGACATATAAGGAAGAACCTTCAAGATTCTTTCTAGCATCTGCATACTCTTCGTCAGTGTAATCATCTATAATATCTATAGCGATAGGATCTTTGCCAAGCTCTGATCTAAGCTTATTCATAATACGCTTAGCTCTAATAGCTCTGACAGGTTTATTGATAATCAATGATACCATATCATCTACAGTTTCTTGTGGTGATTCTTCTAACATGATAGCACCAACGCTACGTCCTTCTACTAAGTGATGGTGTATAACCTCACGTAGAATGGTAGACTTACCACTACCAGTACCACTAGCCCATAGAGTTATCTCTCCACTTCGTTGTCCAAGTAAGAACTCAGACAAAGAATCGAAGGGGAAAGGATATACTCTAACTTCATCCAACGATGTAACATCAGCTATTTGAGACACATGAACAATCTCATCGGGTGAGTATTGTTGTGCTTCCCACATAGCTTGTATGATTGCCTTGCCTTGATTCTTAAGAAGACATTCATTAGCATCCTTGAAAGGTAGTGTAGCTATCTTACATTTTCCAGGGGGTAGAACCTCAGCCACAGCCTTAGCTGCTTCACGACCAGGATCATCCATATCAAACATAAGAACAACCTCTTCATAACTACAGATAAACTCTAAGTTATCTTTGATTGCACGTACAGCACCAGCAGCTCCACTAGGGAGGCTGACAACGGGCCACTTGCATTCTAGAAGTTGAGCAACAGACATACAGTCTATCTCTCCTTCTGTTATAACTAGGCGTTTACCTTTAGTACTTTTCCAAAGCTGTTGACCCCACAAGGATACCTTGTTTGTATCACCACGCCATTGGAATGCTTTGTTAGGTCCACGAAGTTTCTGTGCTACCACCTGTCCATCCTTATAGAATGGAGCAATGTCAACACGATCACCGTTCTTCATCAGTGATTGGTAACCATAGAACCTAGCAGTCTTCTCAGTAATCTTACGATCTGATAGACCTTTTAGTTCTCCAGTTACAAACTTAAGACCTGGTTTCTTATCAGGAACAGTACTTGTTTCCATGGCTATTCCTCCTTTACTCTCGTGGTAGCCACAAGCAAAGCAATGCTTGCCACCATCCACATATACACATAAATTGTCTCTACTAGTATCCCGCCCGTTATTAGCACAGGCGGGACACTGTAGTCGTTCAGATACTTGGGTCATTATTTACCCCACGGCATCTTAGTTTTCATCCATACCCACATTGGGTTACCGATAAGAGCACCTGCTACAAAGACTACTGCTGTGTAGCACAGTGTTCCAACCACTGTATCAAATATTTCTACCATTACTTTTCTCCTTTAAAATTTTCATAACTATTTTACCTGCCCATGCTAATGAGATTGCACCTGTTGCAATCACCACGGGTAGGAAGAACCAACTAGCATACATAGCTAATGCATAGTTTAAAACAACGAATAAAATTCCGCCTATCAGCGGGTACCAGCCCATTCGTCCACCAGTAAGCACAAGCAAAGCCATTCCACTTAGTGTACAGATCCCACCAAGCCATCCGAGCATAGGGCTACACGTAACAACAGGTGAATCGATAGTTTCCATAGCCTTATCTATAATACCAGGTGGTGTGAATACTTTCTGCCACATTGAGCAGCCAGTTAGTGTTATAGTTAGTAGGGTTAAATACATCACATGTCTTATCATCTCTCCTGTCCTCCGCTAAGTTTACTCATTCACCATCACCATCATCAATTAGAATACCATCATACTCTTCTATCAACATTTGTCTACTCCTATAGTAAAGTAACCATCTTGATTCTTAGGTGCCCATTGTTTAATAGCATACACAGATTTAATCTGACGATCATCTTCCCATAGATAGCCATTAAGAGAGTCTAATATTGCCTTAATAAAGTTATCCACGTCTGCTCTTGGGACATCTAGTTTAGTTTTCTTGGGTTGCTTGATGTACAACTCAATATCTACATGAAGTAATCCAAGCATGGGTTCCCAGTCACCTAGTACTTCCTCAGCAAGATCAATCATGTCCTTACGAAACTGTTTGTATGGTCCAGTCAAGTAGGCACCACGTCTAGATAGACGGGGCCTACTTGCAGCGACCGGACTAATTTGGAACTCCCACTCTGGCATCAGATAGGAAGATCGGTGTCGTCACTTTCAACAGTAGGTGTACTGTTATCAACGAAACCTTCAGTAGCATCAAAGCCACCAGCATCTCCACCACCAACGTTGTTCTTCTCAATAATCTGACACCCATTAAGGTATAGACTCATTGAGTTGTCTCTTGTAAGTACAGCAGGTGCTACACGTAGACGAACCTTATCACCGCCAAAGGGAATAACGCTTGTCTTATTAGAACTAGCATCACGACAAGGGAATGCGGTTACACCTTTCTTAACGAAAGTCTTAGACTTAACCTTAAGTAAAGTATCACCATCATCATTCTCTCTCATACCATTAATCTTAGTTGCACCGCTTTCCTTAAGCAAGCTGTCTAGCTTCTTCTGAAGCTGTGCATCCACAAGCACTGTGATATTATGGTTAGCTGAGTCAGCTCCAAACTTATCATCAGGTGCGTGTAAGTGTGACCACACTACGTCATGCGTCTCTGTGGTAAATGCAGGTATCTTATTCGTTGTCATCATTGTTTTCTCCTTTTTGTTGTTCAACGTTTTCTTGCATCTTTTCTATTGTTGCGTTGATATTACCAACGACTCCCATAAGGGTCGCAGCAATACCTTCGAAATACTTTTCGAGTTCATCAAGAGGAACCCATACTCTTTCTTCTGTATCTGGCATCACATTATCTCCATGTAAGGATGTCCATCAATTACTACACCAGCCCCGTTGACTGGCTTCTTTAAGAAGTTCTTGGCATAATACATCAAAGTGTGACTTATGTCAACCCCATTAGGTACATTAAATCCAAACAATTTATCACCGTTGGGACCTTGTAGCCAACATATGCTAGCAGCAGAGTGTACGTGTCCACTGACAGTACTCTGTACTCTAACCTTTGCAGCGTTAAACGCTGGTGTATTACCAGAACTAGCTCCAGTGCCGTGGATATATGCCACATCATCTATGATATGTTCATATGCCCAATCCCAGCTTGGTGTACCAAAGATATCTTTATAATCCTTTAGGTACATAGCTGGGATACCAGCACTAGAACTTAGTCTATGTATTCTTTCATCATGATTCCCAATGCAAACCGATGCACTTGGAAATGCTCTCTTCCATGCCTTTAACTTTTCCATCGACCTGTGATACTCAGCTAAAGCTGAGTCAGCATCAGGGTGTTTCTGATGGAACGATATAGCATGGTGATCTAAGACATCACCGATGAATACAGTCTCGGTAGTCTTATACTTTTTCCTGAGCCCTCTACAAAACTCAAGGTAATCCTCTCGTTCAGCAGGGAGATGCAGGTCTCCTATCACTAATACTTTAGTCATCTATATCCCTTTCAGTTGGTACATACATGTTTAAATCCAATCCATTATTACTTGGTATATGGTTTTCTACAAAGTCTTCGAAAAGATTTGTAATAAAAACCTTCATCATTCCTTGAGTAGCAAATGTTATACTCATTTTCTTACAACTACTGGGAACCTTAGCTAATTTAAGTGCATAAGCTAGTCCCCTTTCCATATCTCCTTCATTATTTACAATTAAATGTGCCATAGTGTTAACTCCTATGCAAAAAAGTACTCTGATTTAAGAACCGTTTCCAGTTCTAATTCCCCGCGTGGTGGAGGATCAGGTAGTTTTACTCCTAATTGTTTCTCAACTTCGCCCCTAAATTTTTCTAACAAATTTTCAGAATGTATATCGAGAAACTCCTCCCGTAAACAGTTACGCATTAGGTCTACAAAATTGGCATGACATCCATATGAATCATGGAGCATACTAAAGTCTGTTATACCATAGAACGCGACTCTAATTATAGTTAGAAACAAATGTGCTGCATCAATGCTATGAATAAAGTTGGGGCTAATAGCTTGTAATGCAGCCCTGATATTAACATCATCTGTCCTAACATAAAACGTCAGCTCTTTAGCATTAAACAAAGTAGCAAGAGACCTACGTTTCTGTTGTTTATTATAATAGTGAACAACCTTAAAGCCACTAGGGGTAGTCCACTCTACATGTTTATTGAGATCATTGGCAATACTAACAACTTCTTTAAGGTATTGTTTACCTGTGTTGGGTCCACCTAAGGATGTATCTAAACTAGCTTTGATTGCTCTAGCCAATTCAACTATAGCACCGCCTAGCTTATCTTTAGGTACCCAACTAAGGTGACCCTCTTCTTTAATATATCTTTGGATACCATAGAAAGTAATACCATAAGGCTCACACATGGTAGATCTTTTAGTTACTGTTCTATCAATAGAATTATTCCAGTGATCCATGAACTGTTCTAGCCAGCCGCTAGGATCTTGTGCCTTTAAACAGTAGTCAGTAGTTTTATCTGCCACAAACTGATACAAATCTTTAGGTTCTTTACTAGGTAGCACACCTGTTAGCTTAGCTATAGGCGTATCACCTACTATGGCAGACCAGTGTTGGTTGCCATTACACTTGCCATCTATCTGGACTGGGACAAATGTAAGATTATCAGTTCTAGTAATATCAAAAATACTAGCCAGTCTCTGAAAGGACTTATTCTTTTTGACAGAGCTATCAATCCATTCTCTATTTTCATAAGGATCTTTTGCAATTTCATTTATCATCTCCCAATTATCATCAACCCACTTGACCCTGGATTCAAAGCCCAGTTTGTCTTGATCAAATAAGTTAGCTAAGTGTACCTTCTGCCACCACCTACCTCTAGGGGTAAGCTCTACACCAGTAGCAAAGCATATCAGACCACGATCAATATCAGATGATTGTGGGCTAAGTAACTCACATATTGGGTAAGCCCTGCCTCGGAAGTCCATAGTCCATGAGTGGTAAAAGTAATCAAGGGGTATCAGCTCCTTAGCTAGCTTAAGTCGTATAAGCATGCGCCCTCTTCCTTGCTCATTCTTATACCACTGACCCCACTTTTCTTCCCTTGCTTGGCACCATTTGGCTTGGTCTTCTTTAGACCCATCATTTGGGTAGGGTGCATTATACATGAACTCTTCAAAGGAGTACATTGGTAGGTTCGCTAGCCCTGTGTTGTTGGTAAAGAGGTTTTCCATTACCTCTAGTACAGAAGTATTAACAGTCCACTCAGTACCAGCCAGCATATTGATACCGTCTACTACCTCTTGAGAAGGCTGAGAAAACTTCTGTTCTTTAGCATAATCACCAAAATAATTAGACCTATATTTTTGTACCAAAGGTTTCCTAAGTTCTGTGTGTATGTACCCGCCGGAATGTTTTAGTGTGTGTAGTTCTGGTCTAGATATCATAGGTCTGTAGACCAGTGTACTTGCTTGTAAGAACTCATGCCTTTGGTGTAACTCTCTGAGAACATCAGGATGAAACTCAACACTGAGATAGCTTTTGAAAGTACTACCTCGTTTTATTCTATGTTTTGTTAGGATTATTATATTACTGGTAGCAGCTATGCGTAACATGTGGTGTCCATAGTCATGCTTCTGTTTAACAGAAAGCTTATGAACCTTACCCATCTTCTTAGCAAAGGCTTTACATCTCTTAGTAGTCCAGTTCTTTATAAACTTTGATTGCTTTAGCCAGTTATCTCTATTAGATTTCTTAGCTCTTTGAAATGCTATAATATCACTAGAATCCTGAGCTATCTGTATAGCTATAGTTTGTGCTAGAGGTGGAACGATCTTATCATTCTGCCAATCATAACCCCAATAAGAACTAGAGAACCAAGTACGTATGACAGCCCTGATAGTTATATCAGCCATCTTCTGTGCACCTAGCTCTAGAAGAGGAGGTATCCATCCAGGCGTACCGTTTGAAGAGCATATATTATCTATCCACTCTTGATATGTATCTCTTAACTCCTTAATACTGGAATCCATAAGCTCTTGCTCAGGTATACCCTCATCAGGTGCTCTGTTATACTCATCCCAATACTTACTCCGACCATACTCTAGCATCTCTTGTTCATAAGATACCTGTAAGTCTATTCGTTTGCTTCTGCCTTCGTCAGTTAAATCATTCCATATCGTCATCTACACCTTCCCAGTACTGCTGTGTACGTTTAACATGTTCTTCCTTGGTTATCTTACCAAAGGCAAGATCCCAGTTGATATCATATATCTCATCAGGTATATCTCTGCTCCTAGTACTATCCCCTTTACCAGCAGAGGATTCATATACTTCAGGCTTCCATATCCTGTTGCCACCTCTAGCCCTATGTGCGGCATCCTTTTCATGCTTAGCCTTAAGTTTTCTCCAGTTTTTGTGGGCGTTAAAGGTGCCACCAAAATTCTGATCATTAGTTTCTATAGATACACTCTTTTTTTTCTTTGCCATACGTATATTATACCTCATGTTAACATGTTTGTCAAGTAAAAAACAGATCTTTTTATAATATATATTGTTACCTCTTCGATTGCGGTCGATTCACAGTGTCGAAGTTAACCAATACAGGACCCCGTTAAGATAGATGCCGAAGCAAATGCTGACCGACTTGGGCTCAGAGGATAGGTAACACTATATTAAATTGTGCGTTAGAGATGCCAAGATTATCTCATTAAAGCCCGTCTAGCCGTGGCTCCGCACATTAAATTGTCGGGGAGTAGTAGCGTGAATATGTTTCCTTGTACACCTCATCACTTCGGTAGCTGCTTCATATGCCTACTACTCCCCGTAGATTGTGACACCCCTTTGTGGGTTAATAAGATTCTCGGACTTTGACTAGATAATCCTACCGTCTTAATGGGTGTCGTAGATTGTAGATGGGTTACGCCCATCACTCGGGTGTCTCGTCTGACTAAAAGTCAACGCCACCACACGTATGCTAGTATATCGGCACAGTAAATGCTGTTGTTCTTATGAGTAACCATACGACACTGTGTCATCCGCTTATACTAAGGTCAGTGCCTTTCGCATCACACGAGTAGAGTCTCGGCTCGCATCACCAATAAGTTTATTAGCAATGGTAGCTTCGATTGTTCTACGCTTCTTGTGTTGCAGCCAGTTGGTTACTGCGTTAGCAGCAAGCCATGCACTGTCTCCTCTAAATTCTCTTACCTCTTTATCAAAGGTTTCAGTAAAGCCTTGCATAGTAGTCATGGCTTTCTTTCTAGAGTTATGTTCCTCTTGTGTGTAAGATGAACGTGCCGTAGGTACAGTACCTTCGAACATTTCATAACATTCCATCCAGAAAGTTTGAATCTCTTGTGCATTCCATCGCTTTCTGCCCAACTGTTGAACAGCACCACGGAATGCAGTCTTGTGATTCTTCCACTCTTCTAGTGCATCCTTAAGACTAAGGATCTTAGCATCGATATCACCTGTATGCTTCAGTTTAATCATACGTTGTGAGCCT